TGAATAATTTTCATTCGCGGGTTCTTGCCCATCATCCAAGCAGGAAAAAGAAAAGATGCAAACTCTGACTTTGTATGACGCGGAGCCATGTTGATAATCAAACGCTTCAACTCGCCTTTAGCTACACGTTCTAACTTTTCAGCAATGATTTTGTGGTGCCGACCCGCAATAAATTCGGGCCACATAGATTTTACAAAAGTCAAAAAATCATTCTGACAAGCTTCATTCTTCTCGATTTGCGCGAGTCGCAGGCGAAGTTTTAATTCTTGATCCGAAATATCCATCCGGGGCCCCTAAGTTGCACAATTTATAGGCACAAATATGCACATTTTTTAGGCAGTTAACAAGCCCCCTACAACTGCACAAAAAATAGGCAATGTTTCACGTGAAACACTCATATTGTTTTTTACATGATTATTTGTGAAAAACATGGCTCTAGCCCTCGTCCAGCAACGCGTGGGCGGCGCGGCGCGATTTTTGGTAAATGCTTGATTTATTACGGTTTTTTGACCCGATACCGGAATCCTAGTTTTTAAGCCCGCCGCCCGCGTTCCGACGCCAGCTGGCCGCGTTTCATGCCCCGCCGCCCGTGATCCGCCGTCCGTGATCCGCCGTCCGCCGCCCGTGATCCGCCGTCCGCCGCCCGTAAAAATTTTTAAAAATACCGACAACCGCGCCCCGCCGTGATTTTTCCGCCGTACGTTTCACACAATGCCCGCCCCGCCGCCCGCGGCTTGATTAACTCTTTTTAAACGGCCTAGGAAGCCCGACAAGCGGGCATAGAAAAACCCCGCTAGGGTTATAGCCTAGCGGGGCTTTATCGCGTTGTATGAGCTTTAAATCGCTTAGAACGTAAAGCCGACAAATACGGGCGTTTCAGCCGATAAGAAAATCTCACTATTCATATCGTCATACTTTGAAAGCGAATAGCGGGCGGGCTTGCCCCGCTTGGCACGTTCACGAAAATTCACGATATAAACCGCCTTAGCGTCGGGGTTGCGCTTTATTAAATCGCCCGCGCCCATATTGCCAAGCGCGGTTTTATAGCAGATATCCCCATTTTTCATTTCAATAGCATCATGCATTTGTCTAATTCCCATGTGGTTAACAATGCCCCGTTATCGCATACAGTCGCATAAAAGAAAAGCCCCGACGCAATGCGGGGCTTTATCGGGGCAATGCGGGACGGGTTTATTCTTTGCCGATGTCGCCCGCAACGTGGTGACGTAAAACAGAACGGGGCGGTAATGTTTTGACAAAGGCCCGCAACCGTTCGGCGTCGGTTTTCCCGTCGTCGTCGCCCGCGCTTGTCGCGTTCCAATGGATAGCAACCCGGCCGCCGTCGGCATAGCAACCGCCCGCGTCGTCGGGGTTGCCCGCTTTCTTTTTGCCCGCCCCGTGCGCCGTAAATATAACGAAAAAGTCACGATCCAAGCGGGCGCAAAGCGGGGCTTTTTCCCCGCCGCAATTAACGCAACCGACGCCCGCTAAATATTCGGCGGGGCAACGAACGCCCCGAACGCCATCAACGGTTGTGTTTTTCGCGTTGCCATTCTTTTTCCAAAAATCGACGGGAACGACGGCGACGGCTGGGACGCCCCATGCAACCGACGAGGCGGCGGCCTTAATCGACGCGGCGGAAAAATTAATAACCGTTTTAAGCGGGCTTAATTTATGCGCCCAAAAAAACGGTTTAAAATGGGAATAGGTAAACCCATGCCCGCCCCGGGGCTTGCTATCTAGAACGGCGTCCAGATATTCGTCGTCTATTTCCGACGGGGCGCAACCGCGCCCGCTAGCGTTCAATTCGCAATTGACGGGGCAAGTGTCATATTTATTCGCCTTGCCCGCCCTATAAGTAACGGCGCATCCCGCCGTCTTATTCGCCTGTGACAGTTTGACTGTTTTCAACATGGGTTTTACCTTTCCAAAAAATTTAAAACTTTCCGCTTTGTCGCATATATTCCCATAGTGTGCAAGCCCGTAAAAAAGCCCCGCTTTTTAAGGCGGGGCTTATCGTCGTTATATGGGGCGGGATTATGCGGCAACCGCCACCCGTTGCCAGTCAGCGGGGCGCATGGATAGCAACGCGCCGCCGCGTTGTTGCCACAAATCAACGTCATCGGCGTCGGCTTTATGGGATACCGCCGTCACGGCGTTAATAAGGGTTGCGCGGGAGAGCGGCTTTTCGCGTCCATAACCTGCTTGACCTATCGTATCCAGAAGCCCGTTTAAAACGTCGCCCGTTTCTTTTTTGGTTAACTTCATAACCGCGCCCAGATTATCCACGACGGCGGCCTTGTCGGCGTCGGCGTCTATAACGTCGGCGGCGGCGGCTTTCATACTTTCCAGAACGGCGTCAAAACTATCACGCGACGAATAAACCCCGACAAGGTCACGGATTTTCAATTCAAGGGCGCGGTTGTCGGCGTCTTTTGCTTGATCGGAAAGCAAGCCCCAGTCGTCGGCGTCACGCCCGCTCGTGATATGGCTGGAACGGGTTTTATTTTGGGTTTGCATACCGTTGAGGCAAGCAAGCGTCCAAGCGATTTGATAAACCGATACAGAACCCGCGCCAACTTCCGAATTTTGCAAGCCGATACCGTTAGCCATAACGTCCCCGACGCCCGCGCCTTCGCCCGTATGAACAAGCGATTTTAAACGCAAGTAAAGCCGCTTGTCGGTCACGGTTGCATTAACAACCTGAAATTGCGCGGGGCTTTCCATAAGTTGGGGCAATGCCGAATTGAGCAAGTTTACATTGTCGAAAGTTTTAAACTTGTCGGAAACAAAAGCCCGCAGTTTACCGCGCCCGCCGTCGGTCAGGGCAAGCCCCTCATATGAACGCAACATACGAACCGACGGTTCTTTTTGCCAGATAGCATTGATCAGGCCGTCGAATTGATCAGCATAGCCCGCTTGAAGACGGCGGGCGGTTCTAACGTCAATCCCCGCGTGTCCGGCTATCTGCCCGAATGAAACGTCGTTCACATCCAGAATGGTTGTCGGAACGCCGCCCCGTTGTTCAATAACAACTTGCGGAACGCCGTTGGCGTCGGTTGTTTTCTGCAAGTCATGCGTCGGGGCGATATAATCCGCTTGCCGCGCCGCGTCGTCGCGCACCTTTTCCAAAAGGCGTGTCAGGGTGTTTTGGTTGTTTTCGATTGAATGGTTCATTTTACTATTTCCCATAGTTGTGATGGGGCTAGGCCGACGCCCCGCTAAAAAGGCCTATGCGTGTTATCTCATATTATCGCACCCCATGCAAACTGAAATTTTAAAAAATACTGTCGGAGCAGAAATAAACCCCGCCGTGTCAGGGCGGGGCTTGTTTATTTTATCGACGACGCCGTCGTCGGGTTCGAGGTTTGCGGGCGTGTCTTTCCCAGTCTTTGCCGTGTATCAGGCGGGCGATCAAGTGCAGTAGAAACATTAGTCGTTATTCTCCCACGTTAGTTTTCAATAGTGTCTTCTAGATAATCACAACCATTTTTAAAACAGCCGGTGGCGGCTTCAAATAATTCCTGATTATCCATTCCAGATAAACGACAATTTAGTCCCTCGCGCAACATTTCCGGCGTTATATCGGACCCGTCTAATTCGTCATGGTCTACAGAGAAAGACAAGGTTAAAACACTGTTATATTTTTTGACAGGCTTGGATGTTTCACTCATCTTCAAAAATCCCCTCGAACATGAAAACTGCGCAGTTATTAAAAACCAAATCTTTTAGTTGGTCATGCAGTTGGTCATGCAGAGTGTCGGGGTCTGTTCCCCGCGGCGCTTTTACACTGATAATATTGTCCAGCGTAAAATCAAAAGAAACTAAATCATAAGTCATGGTCTTGCTCATGCCGGAAACTCCTTGTCCAGAAACTCAACCAAATATTGAGGCAAATAATTGCGAGGCTTGTCATAGCCAGCCCCAAGGCCACCCTCGTAAACCGTTGTGCCTTTTTCTTTCTCAACGATGTCAAAGATCATGTAGTTGTGAATGCCCCAACTGTCGCACTCACACTTCAGATCAGGGAAGAAGTCCTCAATGCGCATACTAACTAGGTCTGTGCCATTCCAACCGCCATTGTCCTCAAACCCAAATTTTGAAAATGCCTCTTCCCATTCCCAACTAATCTCATGAACTGGCATTGTCCGCCTCCTCAATATTCTCAAACCGGACATAAATCTGCCCCTCTTCCTCATCCCCAACATAAACCTCTAAAAAATCCACGGGTGAATCCTTCAAGGCATTTGCCAGCCAAGCAAACAAGGTTTCTTTGTCCTCTACCATGACGCCACCTCTTTTTCTGAACAATCACAACCGAAACGGTCAAAAACTTCATCTTGCCACACCCCCTGTTCATTTAAGCCGCATTCACAATGATTTTCTTTATCCGACTCATCACGCTTTAATTCTGTGAGCTTAAACTTGTCACCGCGCAAATACATATCTAATCCCATCGTTCATAACTCCCGTGGTTTGTTAACGATGCCACATCGTATGCGATTATGTGGGATTAATCAAGCCAAAAATAGTTTCCCATTCAAAAGGCTGTTCACAACGGAAAATTGGCTCGACTGCTTCAATGCCGTCCATCTTCAAATCGACCGCCGCATTTGCTGGATACAAAAGGCATTCTGCCGGTTCGGTCGGCTTGGTCTGCCGCTTAATCAAAATCCAGCATGACCCGTGCTGGTGTTTAGTAAGCCACGCAACTTGGGCTGGCCGCAGTTCAACGCGGTTGCTGGTGGTAAATTTTAACTCGACAAGATGAAACTCGCCACGCTCATCGCAAATCAAAACATCTGGGATGCCCGCGCCGATATAGTTTTCAATCCGCGTCAAGTTCCACTTCTTCCGCGTCCTCTGTGCGGCTTCTTTCACTTGCTTGTAAAAGCCTGCCTCTCGCTTTGTCGCGATTGCTGGTGTTGCTTTTTTCTTCGGGGGTGATGTCGATTGTGATCGGGGCATAACTGTTTTTTATCTCCTCAAGTGCTTTCAAGACATCCTCTTTGCTCATGCTGTCGATTGACCCATGACGGATTTCAGATTTATTGACATAGATGTCGCCTTGCGCTTGACCCCTGCGATACTCAGCCTGAACGGCGGCAGAATAAGCCCCGTTCTGCAACGCCGTATCGCGTATGGTCTGTAAGTCTCTAAGATGCCGCTGGTAAGTCACACCGTACTTCTCATCCAGTTCCCGCCGATAAGATTGAATAGCGGCGACAACGTGGGGTGAGATGTGCGGGTTGGTTAGTTCATAAGCCCGTGAGTGCGCCGACCCTGCGGCATAGCCCGCGTTTATCGCGGCTTCTCTCAGAGTTATCTGCCCGTCCTTGCTCACCAGTTCCTTTACAAAAAGTTCCTGCTTGCGTGTCAGTGCTTGATCTGCGGTGGCTTTCTTTCGACCCCGTGTCTCAGTCTTTACAACAGTTTTTCTTGCCATAATCTTTCCATAGTTAAAAAGGTCTACTTATCTCTTTAACACAATTTACACCTATATAGGCTGAAAAACAAAAAATATTTTTTTTTGATTTTGGGCGCATTAAGGCAGTTTTGCTTCTA